CGGGTATTGCGTCAACGCCGCTGCTGTTATTATTGGAAACGCCACTATAGCCGCCACTATAACCACTACCGGAACCTCCACCACCGCTGGGCTGTGTAAGCTGACCGAGTTCATATTTCTGCAGCTGCTCCATATAACTTGTATCAATGCCAAGTTCACGCAGTTTTGAGTAATCGCCCTGTTGCGCTGCCAGTTTCGCCAAAGCCAAAGCATTGTCCTGTGTTCTGTTCTGTGCGTCTATTTCGTCCAGATACCTTGTGTAATTCATCTGATCCAAATCAATTGCCGTCTGAAGCTGCTGCAAAGCGCGGTTGTATTCGTCAGAGTAAATGCCGTATGCCAACTGATAAAGGTCGGGAATTTTATCGTTCAATTCAGACATGTACTGGTTGTAACTCTGCTGTGCAGCTGTGCCTGCGTAGGAACTTGCCAAACCGCCTGTACGTGCGCTTATCTGACCGAGAGTGTCTTGCATGGCTCTCTGACCCTCGCGCGTGTAACTTTCGGCATACTGCTGATAAAGCGGGTCTTTGGTGTAGTCATATGAAAACGGCTGTCTGTTATTAAGGTTGTTAAAGCCGCTTTCTATGTACTTTGAATACTCACTCTGATACTGCGGCTTGTTTGTGCCGTCTGTCTTGCCGGCAATATACTCAAGCATAGAGCGCTGAATGTCGTCGTTTGCATACTGCTGCAGGCCGATAGTCCCGGTTGCTTTGTCATAGCGCTTATTGTAAATATCAAGAACTTCGGAAGCCGGGGCACCATTTGCCATAAGCTGTTTGCCGATAGTGCCGTAATCTGTGTTATCAAGCCAGCCTGCGTAATTTGTAGTCGGCGCATAATTCAGACCCTCACCGGCAATTTTTTCATTTCGGAGCTGTTCGTACTGAGCAGCTCCTTTGTAATCTCCAGCTGCAGCGGCCTGCTGCATTAACGCCATGTAATCTATATTGTTATCGTATCGCTTAGTTGCCACTACGCTTTCCCCTCCATCTTTTTGATTTTTTCTTCAAGTGCCGTAATAGCTCTTGCACTTTCTTCCTGCACCAAAATAAGTTGCTGCAAATGCTCCATCATAGCTGCGTCTCCTTTACGGTTTAGCACTCTGATCGTTTTTGAATAGTGCATTTAAATCTCCTACCCCCTTAAAGCAACGTCACGTGTAATACGGCGTATTACAACATCGCCCTTGCCTGCCAGACGAACTATGACCCGTTTTGCTCTGGCTATATGTATCGGAATATCAAAACGCTGACGACCAAATTTTCTTGTTTCCCAGATCTGTTTTTCTTCGTTATCATCGGTTTTTACATATACTTTCAGCTCTGCCCCGTCGCTGATGTCTGCATCTATATGAATACGTCTGTACTGCTTATATTCATAGGTGCCCTCTGTCCATTCGGCAAGTGTTGCGCTCCACTCGGTTTCTGTGTTTTCGCCCTCGCCTATCGCGTATATAGGGCCGGTCGATGTAAGTGCATACAATGTTCCACGCAGTTCCGCAAAGTCAATAACGTCCATATCGTCCTCTGCATACCAACAGTCGCGGATAGTATCAAACGAAAGGAGCTCACTAATATTCATACTGTTTCTCATACTTATGTAATAGCGCCCCGCTCTCTCTCCTGCTCTTGCCGCTTCGTAATGTTCCTCGCCGAGTCGATACGATATGAGCTGCGGCTGACCACCCGAAAACGCATACACTCCATCGCGGCCTTTATAGTAAAGAACCTCATTTATAATAATCATGCTCTTTTCGCTGCCGGCCTGCAGGCCGTTGTAATAGTCTGTGTACATAACGTAGTTTGCAGGATAATCACCCGCTATTCTGTGTAGCACATCTTCTTTCCAGCAAAGTACCGAGCCGCTATAATCTATAATGCCGGTAAAATCACTCGGCGAACCTACTGCAACGGCATAGCTGTCGGTTGATAGGCCGTCATAATCATAAAAGCGTTCCGGAAGTCCTAACGCACTTGCCCATATAGTTCTTGCCGTAACTTCCTTGAATGTTTCGGTTTCAGCGTCCCAGAGCGTGGATTTGTCATCGTTGCAGACTCCCCACAAACGGTTATTACTGGTGCAGATATAATCGAGGTTTGGAATATCACGTTTGATCGTTACGGTTTCTTCAACACTCTCCCCGGTTGTTCCTGCAAAAGACCCCTCTTCAAAAGACACTTCGTAATCGCTTATTTCAACAATCTTTACCCTTGAAACATCGCCGCACGGCAAGCCTGTAATTGATACGCGATCGCCAACCTTAAACTGGGTTGTAAGCTTTGGTGTGCCTACGCCGTAAACGTCGTAAGTTACCGATACCGTGCCGTCAAATCCTGTTTCACTTACAAATACATACCAGTACCCGTCTGCGCTGTTACGTCCGTTATTTGGATATGTCCCTTTGTCTGCGTATACATCGCCAATCTTTTTAGAGCCTTTGGAATAGTAGGTGTATTCCTCGTAGTACGGGCCTTTCGGAGCATACACCGCCGTACTGGTTGAAACGCTAATTACACCGTATTCAGAATACGAAACTGAGTTTACAGAGTCGCCTAAAGCTATATAACCGCTTCCCGGAGTACCTTTGTTGTAAGTTGTTGCCGAACCAGCGTTTGAGTATGTGCCATTTGAACTGTTAAACGAATACGAGCTGTACAGCGTAACTGATTCCGCGTAATCCGAATAACTGTCGTTAGATTCAAACGGCCCTTCTTCGTAATATGGGATATAGTATTCATCGTAAGAATAGTTAAGTTCACTTTCCCATTTTTCCCACTTACATTCCGTGGTACCGCTCTTGCTAACGCTTTTGACCTTTAAGTAATTACCCTCTGTGTTTTCGGCGGTATATGATTCATTTGTCGTTTTAGTTCGTATCAGATTATTGCTTGACGGTATCAGCAGATCACCCGATGCAATATCGGAAACGTTCTTTTCTTCTTCGCCCTCTTTTGTCCACAAACGGCTGTCTATATCCCACTCCAAGGCCGTGTATTTCAGTGTGGTAAGAGGCTCGTCACTGTTGTATGTAAAATTTTCGGTCTGTGTTGCTATAACCGGGTCTGTTTCTGAAAAAGTCAGGTTAACACCACTGGCAGTTACAGAGCTACCCGGTGCTGAAATAGTTGCGTCCATTCGCTTGATATCTTTTGTCTGCAAATCGACAACGAGCTTATCAGGCCAAATAACAAGCTTACTGTTTATAACTGCAAACTGTTTCTCACCCTCGGTCACTGTAGCAAGCGCAACCGTGGTTGGTGTATCTCCGCTGCGATCCATGGTGTAAAGCGTTGTACCGTCTACCCATACCAGCTCGTCCCATGCGTATAGTGCCGAACCTTTCTGCGTGGTTACTGCGTTTCTACGGCCTTTGCGTGTCGATAAAGCCGGGTAATGCCGACTCGATAAATTCAACGAATCTGTCAACGCTCCATCGCTTGCCGCGTCTGTACGGTTAAGGCCCGTAAAATTCTCTATCTTGATTTTAGAAGCCAATTCATTCTTAAGTGTCGGAAGCAAATGTTATCACCTCATTGCTATATGAATAAGGGGCTCTGTACTTATATTGTTTCAGAGCCCCCTTCTTAATTTAATTGTAAGTACCTATTTGCTTTTTTTGACGTAATTTTGTGCGTTATAAGCCGAATTTTCCAAGTAAAAATGCGATAACCGCAGCAAGTACAGCCCACACAATTTTGTCCACAATTGAATCAAACCTCTTTGCCGGTTTGCTTTCAAGTGCGTCAACCTTGTCTGTCAGTGTGTCCACATTGCCGTTCATCGTTTTTAACTGTTCGGCCATAACCGCAACAGATTTTGCAAGATCGTGCAGAGCGCTTTGTTCGCCCTCAAGCTTTTTAATTCGCCCCTCGTTTCTTAAAGAGCGGTCGGTGGTTTCTTGCAATTTTATTGCCAAGCTTTCATTGTCCATTTAATCCCCAGCCGCCTTTCGGTTTGTTAATCAAGTTCCGGCAGTCCCGCAACGCTTGTAAGCATTGAAAGTATAAAAGCAAGAATGCTCGAACTTACCACAACAATCCAATTAACTTCCGAAAGAAGAGCAGCAGCACCGATATTAGCAACCGCTGTCTGTGCCAAAGTCTTAATCGCTCTTACAGCAGCCGCCGCGAGCCACTTCTTAGTAAATATCTTTTTCATATTATTCGACCTCCATTGACGGGTATTTGTTTCGCATTTCGTTACGAAACGATTCCGCATCCAGTTTGTTGGTAAAGTAAATTGTGAACTTTCCTAAAATTGGCAATGCAGTTTCTTTGATTTCCGCATAACCGCGAATGTTGCTGTTGGTGAGTGCATACTTTTTAAGGCACACACCGTCAAAGCCCGGTGCCGTAGAATTGCCCTCGATGGTGTAAATCTCATTGCCGGCAATTTCCGCAACAAAGCCCACATGGTCACAGTCGCCCGATTTATCCCAGTCGAAATACACCAAATCGCCGACCTTTGGTGTATAGTCCTTTTCGTGCCACGCATCCTGTTCAATGTAATGCCGCATTGCCGCTGTGCAAGACGCCGTAGCCGGCTGACCTTTAATATCAAAGTAAGCGATTACCCACCATATAAATATCTGACACCACGAAACGGTTGCTGAAAATCCGGCCCCGGTCGCTTCGTTGTATGCCGTAATGAATTTATCATCGCCTTTCGGCTCGGTTGTGCCGATCTGTTCTGCAGCTTTAGCAACGAACTTATTGTTGCTTTCCGCATAACCTACGCAGCGTTTGAGCATTGCTTCGGTCTGTGCGCCTACAATTCCGTCCGCTTCAAGACCTGTTGCGCTCTGAAACACTATGACAGCATTGTGCGTAGCCGTTCCAAAATCGCCGTCAACATCGAGCTGAAATGAAAGCTTGTTAAGGCTTGTCTGCAGCGTTTTGACGGCGTCGCCTTTACTGCCTTTGCTTAACACTTCTTTTCCCTCCTTTGTCTGCCCGTCAGCCCAAAACAATATAAAGTTGTGTACTCTGCGCGAGGACGTTACTTTTTCACCGTTAAAATCACATTGCGTGCTGCCGCCACCGTCAAGCATTACCGCGTACTGACAGCCAATGCCGTACATATAATCACGTAACTGCTCCGGTGTCCTGCCCCGTTTGTCGCAATACAAAACCTGTGTTCCGTCAGCCGTATAGCCCCATGCAGTGCGTTCTCGCGAACCGCCCATACCGCTGTCATAGTCCAGTTTTGCCCTTGCTTTACCCTCGGAAACAAGCGGAACAGCATAAATGAAATTTCTGTGCGGCGAGTGTACCGACCAGCTAAAAGTCACTTCGCCGTCCTCGTCAAATCCCATGCCCTCACAGCCCCAATCTTTTACGATCGGGACTGTGTCTTTTATCAGCAATCCGACAGGCTTAAATGTGCGCATATCGTAAAATCCTGCGTTCATTATATGTGTGCAGCCTGTCTCCTTCTTGATTGCGGCGAGTGTCTTTTTCGCGCTGTTTATGTACAGTTCTATTCGTTTTGGTCTGATCTTTACTGTCATATTAATATTCCTTGCCGGTTATCTCGGTGTACTCTTCCTTTGTGATAACTCCCTTGCGGACAGCCATTTTTACCATTGCGGCGTTCCAAAGACCACGCTCATAGTTTCTTTTAATTGTTGCGTAATTCATGGTTAAACCTCCTCGTCGGGCAGACTTGCCATTACCTGATATTCAAGTGCTGCGGCGATACGTTCTTCTGCCGTTGCTTCTGTGCTCGGTGCATTCAT